TCAGGCAGCTAGGGTGAGCGCGATGCGGCGGCGCGTGATCTCGACTGGTACCGCGAGATAATACTCGCCTCGCTCCGCGTCATAGGATGCCAGACCACTTTCAATCGCGTCCCATTTCGCTTCCGCATAGCTGCACCGCCAAGGTGAGCGGGCCTCGTCGAAAACGCGGACCTGGTACTCTGTCAGGCCATCAGGCCGGAAAACGCGAGGTCTCTCCGGTCGCGGCGGCGGGCGCATCAGTAAATCACCGCTTCCAGCGATGCGTCTTCGAGCGCCATGTGCATCTCGCCATCAGCCTGAACTTTGTTGAGGTGTTTTGAGATTGCCGCTTCGTCACCGTCCTTGGGAAAGCCGCGATCGGTAGCCGCCGCCTTCGCCAGTTCGCCGATCGCGTCGGTTCGGCCTGTCTGTTTCAGTAACCAACGACCGAGAGGCTCAACTTTGGGATGGTAACGGGGGTCATTTGCATCAAGCATTTGTGGTCTCCTTCGAGTCGATGCCGAATGAGAACAAATAAAGAACAAAATTGCAATAGGGCAGCCGGGGGGACGTGGTTAAGGCGGCTCCGCGGCACCAACATCAAAGGGGAGGAAAACGCAGAGAATGTATAGTCCGGCTATACAATCACCTTGACCGGCATGCCTTGGTCTGTATAGTGCGGCTATACACAACGACGGAGGCAAGAATGTACATCGTTTCGGTTCGGGATAAGCGGGTCAAGGCACTGGTAGACAACCCCAGCAAGACCAGCGTCAAGGGCTTCACCGCACTGGAAGTCCGCAAGGTCGCAGAGATGATCGGCGCGCTCACCGTGATGACCCACCCGCTCCAGTTGCTCTCTGTCCCGTCGTGGCGGGCGCATGAACTGACCCCCGGCCAGCCCGGCAAGTGGGCTATGACGGTGACGCCGAATTACCGGCTTACCTTCCATGTGGATCTGGACCGGCAAGAAATTCACCTTCTCGATTACGAGGACTACCACTGAGCAGGCGGGCGGGGGAAACCCCGTCTTTTTGTTTAGCTGCACTATACATTTTCCGCTTGCGGCATGTATAGCTAGCCTATACATAGATAGGGTGAAGGAGTGTGCTCTGATGACCAGCCAATTTAAGATCAAAGATCCCGCCGAGATGGCAATTCGGCGGCAGCCGATGGCGGGCCATCCCGGCGCGTTCATTCGCAATGTGTTGCTGCCTGAGTATGGTCTCTCCGTGACCGAGGCGGCGCGCCGGATCGGTGTCCAGCGGGTAGGGTTCATTGGAACCCTTGATGGTAAATACAGCGTGACCCGCGACCTGGCATACAAACTTGGCGCGTTGATGCGCGACGAAGTCACCGACCTGCTCATTGCCTGGCAACAGAAATATGATCTGGAACGTGAGGCCGAGCAGCGGGCAGCATACAGGCGCGACATCGAACGCGTGCCGCCAGTCGCGGTTGCCGCATAATGACCAAAACGATGATAGAGCGCGTCTCGCGGACGCTATGCCGCCTCGAAGGGCATCCAGAGAACATCATGTTCGAAGGCAGGCCAATGTGGGCCAGCTACAGCGAAACGGCAGCCAAGGTTCTGGACGAGATGCGCGAGCCGACCGAGGTGATGATAGAGGCCGGCGAGGCATGGCGAAACCATTGTTCGGATACTGACAGCATCTATTCCGAGATGATCAAAGCGGCGCTTGAAGACGTGCCGCCAGCGGTTCGATAAGCCAGTCACAATACTCGTTCGCACTTCCTAACCGGCGCGCTTGCGCTGGCAGGCTTGGCCGAAAACAGCGGCGAAAGCTTCGCCGCGCTGTCGCGCATGCGTTGCCCTTACAGTTTAGCCAGCAAGCGCGCATGGACGCGGGCAATTGCGTATATCTCACCGGTTGGTGGCAGATCGACCGGACCGATGACGGCCCCTTCGCCACCCAAGCCGTCAAGGCGCCGATTGCGGTAAACGGCGACAAAGGGACCGCCGACGCTGCGGAATATGCATACCCAATTTTCTTGTGGGCGCATTCCGGCGGCGATGTCGGAACAGATCACGGCATCACCTTCAGATAGATCGAGCGCCTCATAGTCCGATGGCAGCTCGGTCAGCCATAGACCGGAGCTGGTGAGCAGCTTGTTGCTGAGCCAATCACGTCGAAAGGGCACCGACTCGACGGGCTCTCCTTTGCCGGTGTCGGTGAGCTGGCGCAGATCGTAGCGCGGCAAATTGACCCAGTCGGCATCTGCGGCATCTATCAAGCCTCCCCTTGCCTGAACTCCAACACCGTCAACCAACCAACGGGCGTCGACGCGCAACGCATCGGACAACGCGAACAATTTATCGGACCCGCACAGGCGCTTCCCGCCCCAGTATCCCGTCATCGATTGTTTTTTGATGCCGGTAATGCGGACCAAATCCGCAGCCGATAGGCCTAGCTCCCCAGCCCTAGCCCTAATTCGCTCGCCAAATGACGCAGCTGCTTGACTGTCCAAATCTGCATCTTTATGGTCCAATTTGTTGGACTCAATGGCCAAGGCTTTATCCATGCAGGTTTCCACTTTGGACAAAGAGGACGTGAAGTGCGTTCTGCGTAAGCGGCACGGCAGCGTTCGAAACTGGGCGAGGTCCAAAGGACTGACCGGCCAGCAGGTAGCGGATTTCATGCGCGGGCGCAGCTCCGCCAAGGTCGCGAAGGCGATTGCCGCTGAATTTCAGATCGAGGGACACGCGCTCTCCATCGTCTCCGAGTCCATAAAGTTGGACAATAGCAGCGAGAATGCAGCGGCGCAGCTTCTAATTGCGGAGGCGTGCTAGAATGGCGACCGCACCCGCAATTGCGAATGACGATCAGCCGATCGTTGCCGGCGAAATCATCCTCATCCCGGTCGCCCAAGTCGAAATTGGCGAGCGGATGCGTGATCTCGACGAGTTTTGGGCGCTTGCGCTTGGGAACGTGATGGCTCGCGAGGGCCAACAGACACCCATCGAAGTATGCCGACTCCCAGGCAAGCCGGGCTGGCGGCTGGTAGCCGGGGCGCATCGTCTCACGGGCGCCCGCGCGGTGGGCATGGAGCTTATTGAGGCGCGCGAAGTCTCCAATTCGATGGCGCATCGTAAGATGCGCGAAATATCCGAGAATCTGTGGCGCCGCGATCTGGATCCGATCGATCGCGCCGCCTTCATGGCCGAGTTGGTCATCCTGAAACGCGAAGCGGTTGGTTTGGAGGCCGCAGCACACCGATCCGCGTCCGTTGCAAAGCGCTGGCAGCAGGAGCTGACCGACGAAGCCGAACACACGGTGGAAACGATTTCCAACGTCTATGGCTTCTCCGAAGAAATCGGCGTTCAGCTCGGCCTATCTGGTCGCACCGTCCGCAACGACCTTCTGCTCTATCGCCGTTTGGCCCCGTCGCAGGTGGCAAAGCTGCGCGCGGCCCGGCATCCGCTGGCGACGAATGCGGCGCAGCTGCGCGTGCTGACCAAGCTCGACCATAGCGAGCAAGAGCAGGCGATCGATCTGCTGCTTGGCGGCTCTGTCAAGACGATCGGCGACGCTATCGCGAAGATGAAGGGCACGAATCGAGCCACGAACCCCGACGACAAGCGGCTCAGTGCCTTCATTGGCACTTTTCATCGGATGGATATTGCCGAAAAGAGGGGCGCTCTCTTCCATCTCGCTCCGCTGTTGCCTGCTGGTGCGAAACTCGTCGAGGACGGCAAGGCATTGGTCGGGGCGCTCGACGCCGCCTTCAAGATCCTTGTTCAGCTCAGCGACGGTGAAGCGGTCGAGGATGAGGACATCCACGAAGCCTGCGGGCTCGTCCAGTCGGCGCTGTTGAGACTCAATGCCGGGGCCACACAGGAGCCTCAGGGAAATACTCCCGCCGCTCCAGCGGCGGGAGCGGAGAAGCCGACGGCGCCAAGCGCCGAGCCGGTGGCTGATCCTGCCCCAACCCCAGCTGTAGCAATCCGTGCATCGGTCAAGCCGGACTATCTCGTCTGCCTGGAATGCGGCGAGAAGCACGGGCAGCTGACGCGGCACCTGCGCAAGCATGAGCTGACCACGGCCGACTATCTCAAGAAGTGGCGTTTGCCGCTCGATTATCCATTCACCGCGCCAAACGTCTCCGAGGCGCGCCGCCAAGCGGCGCGTAAGCTCGGGCTGCGGTCTGGCGTCAACAAGGGAGACGCCGCATGAGCCGCCTGCACCCCGTTGTACGTGATCGCCTCACCCTTTTCGCCCTCGTGGTCGCCAAGGTCGCGCTGGTCGGTTTGACAGTCTGTCTGACCGTGCGGTGGCACGTATGACGCCGCTCCAGCTCAAGCTGCTCGACGCTGTCCGGGATAGCCTGTCGCAGTATGGCTATTCGCCGCGCATCGCCGATCTCGCAGCGGCGCTGCGTGTGTCGCTGCCACGGATCGGTCAGTTGATCACCGAGTTGGTCGATGGCGGACACCTGAACCGTGCGCCGAACAAGGCGCGGGGGCTCTCTCTTCCGGGCGTTTGCGACCTGAGGTCGGTCAGCAGCGAGCAGCTTCGCGACGAACTGGCGCGGCGCGGCGAGGTCGTCGGGGCATTGTCGGTGCCAGCACGGCGAATCCTCGGTCGCGGCGTCACTTGTGCCGCCGATTGCTGCGACATCGAAGTCAAAGTTGGGCATTTGATGTGCCGGGACCATTGGCTGTCGCTGCCGTTCGATCTGCGCCAGTCTATTCTGGCAGCCCATAGCCAGGCGCGCCGCACTGGCGCTGTCGAAGACGCCGATTGCTTCGGTGAACTGGTCCGGCAGGCGCGTGAGTTGACCGGCTGGCGGGTGGCGGCATGAGCGCGCCCCGCCAACCCGCGAAAAGCGGCATGACTCCCTCCGAACGGGCAGTGATTGCCCGGTGGGATGCCGGCGAATCGATCGAAAAGATCAGCGCCTCCGGTGCCGAGTCGCGCAAGAAAGTCAGCTGCGTCGTCTCGATGTACGGACAGAGCGAGTACGAGGGAAACCAGTTCGACCGGATGGTTCGAAAGGGCAGCGCCAAGCTGCAAGCCGCGATTGCCGCAACCGGCCGGTTTTATTCGTGATGGCCGCGCGTCAATCCGAAGCGGACCGGCTGCGGCAATGCCGCCTGATGTTCGAAACCTCGAACCGCGAGGGCGTGCCGATGCGCAAAGCCCGCGATCTCGTCGCGCGTCGCCGCTGGCAAGAGATCGAGCAGCGCCGCGCCGCCCAGTGCGGCAAGCGCGCGCCTGCCCAGGACGCCGACCAGCAGCCCGCCAGACCCAAGCCCTGGATGTATGCAGAATGAGCAATCAGTCGATCTCGCCGCGCCCGTCGCGCATTGCACCGCCCAGCCTCCGCATGCCGCGCGAGGCGATCAGCGGCGAACAGGTCGGTCGTTTGCTCGATCTCGCCGGTCGGCTCGCACTGATCCGCCAGGAGGTGGCGACTGAGGCGCGCAATGCCGGCGCCAGGCGCAGCATAGCGCGCGGCTTGATCACGGTTTCCCAGCCTCTGCCGATCCTTCGACCGATACCCCGGCTCTCGTCTGTATGGTTGGCGGCTGGCGCAGTTCTTCCCATCGCCGCAAGCCGCGAGCCGTGCCCTCGTTGCGCAACGCGGGGCGATATTGGCTGCGCCCACCAACTCCCAATGGAGTCACACTCGTGATCCGCGCGTGGCTTCCGAGATTCACCAACTACGACTGGGCCTGCTGCGACGACGACGGCGAGTATGAGGGACGCGAATACGCGATCATCTGGTTCCGCTGGACCGTGCAAGTCGCCTTCGGTCGCCACAATCGGCGGGTAGGCTGATGGTGCGCGATCTCACCGCCGCTCAAACGGCATGGCTGCGTCGGCACTTGTCCGGGCGCCACGAGGTGCGCTTCGACGATGTCACGCGCGCGCTGTCAGCGCAGACGGTCGATGCCCTGCCTGACGGCATTTCTCTCGCCCGCGCCCTTCGCGCCGCTGGTTGGCGAAAGGACCGCGAGGTCCACCAATATGGCGAAAAGCAGATTTTCTACGTCGAGGACTGGGGCTGATGAGCAAGCGCCGCGCCTCGATCCCCGCTGGGCAGTTCGCCTTCAGCTTCGATCCGCCAGCTCCTGCGCGGAACGAGGCCGATTTGGCGGGCCTGGACGCGATCGTCGCGGCGACGGTCTCGCGCATGCTGGAGGGCCACAAGCGGCCCGTGGTCGCTGCGGAAATGTCGATGCTGCTGTCTACCAATGTCTCGTGGCAGATGCTGGACGGATATTCATCCGAAGCGCGTGACCAAGTGAATATCTCGGCGTCACGCCTGCTCGCCCTGGTCGCGGTCACCGATCGCTTCGACCTTCTCGACAGCCTGGTGCGCCGGATCGGCGCGTCGGTGCTGGTCGGTAATGAAATCCTCGCGGCCGAGCTTGGCCATATCGACCGGCAGATGGCGGCCCTGAAGGCGCGGCGCCGGTCGATCGAGGCTGCAACACCCATCATCGAGAGGAACAGTCGCTCGTGAAGCATGCCGGGGGAATAAAGGACTGGTTTACCGCTTTGGAGCTGGCCGAGCTGAAATTGCCGGGGCTGCCGAAGTCAAAGCGGATGATCAATGAGGATTGGGCGCCGCGCTGGGCTTTGCAGGTGGATGCCGAGGGCATTCCGTTGGCCCGGAAGCGGGTCGCGCGCGGTGGCGGGCTGGAGTTTCATATCAGCGTGCTGCCGGCTGCCGCACGCGCCGAGCTGGCGAAGCTCGGCGTCGGCGTGGTCGCCCATGTGAGCGATCAGCCGGAGACGTCGATCGGCGCGCGGTGGAGCTGGTTTGAACAGCAGAGCGACAAGGCCAAGGCGACGGCACAGCGTCGTGCCGGCATCATCGCCCAGTACGACGCACTGATAAATTCGGGGGTCAACGAGTCGGCAGCGGTGCCGATGGCCGCTTCGGCCGCTGGTGTCGGCGCCTCCACCCTCTGGAAGTGGCTAGGCGACATCAAGGGCGTGCCCGCGTCCGCCCGACTCCCATATCTAGCGCCGCAGTATCGCGGGGGTGGTGCCGAGACCGAGATCGCCGAGGATCTCTGGCAGCAGCTTATCTCAGACTATCTGCGACCCGAAAAGCCAACCTTTTCCAGCTGCTATTATCGCGTGCTCAAGCGATATGCCGAGCCGCGCGGCCTTTCCATGCCGCAGGAGCGGACGCTCAGGCGCAAGCTGGAGCGCGATGTCGATCCGCGCGTGGTGATCCTGCGCCGCGAGGGCGTGGAAGCGCTGCGCAAAACGCTACCGCCGCAGGAGCGTACTGTCGCGGGTCTTCATGCCATGGAGATCGTCAATATCGACGGCCACAAATGGGACGTGTTCGTTAACTGGGGTAAGGGTCCGGACGGTAAAGACATCATCGACCGGCCGGTGTCGATCGGCATTCAAGACATCTACAGCCGCAAAATCCTCGCCTGGTCGACTGGCAAGACAGAAAGTGCGGTCGAAACCAGGCTAGCTTTCGCGCACTTGTTCGAGCGCTACGGCATTCCGGGCCGGTGCCTGATGGACAACGGCCGAGCGTTCGCCAGCAAGTGGATCAGCGGCGGCGCCAAGTCGCGGTTCCGGTTCAAGATCCGCGAGGAAGAGCCACTCGGCATCCTCACCGCGCTCGGTATCGAGATCACCTGGGCGAAGCCGTATCGCGGTTCGTCCAAGCCGATCGAGCGCGCCTGGCGTGATTTCTGCGACACGATCGCCAAAGACCCGGAATTCGCGGGCGCCTATACCGGCAACAAGCCCGATGCGAAGCCGGAGAATTACCGCAGCACCGCCGTGCCGCTCGATCGCTTCCTCGAAGTGGTCGAGGCCGGCATCGCCGCCCACAACGCGCAGCCCGGTCGGCGTACCGAGATGGGTCGCGGGATGCACAGCCTGGATGAGGTGTTCGCCGAATCGTATGCGGCCGCGCCGATCGGCAAGGCAACGCCCGAACAATTGCGCTTGGCGCTGCTCGCAGCTGACGACGTCATGGCCGACCGAAAGAGCGGCGCGCTCAAACTCCACCACAACCGTTACTGGCACGAGGATCTCGTATTCGTCGCAGGCGAAAAGGTCACCGTGCGGTTCGACCCGGACGATCTCCATGCGCCGCTTCATGTCTATCGACGCGACGGTTCGTACCTTTGCAGTGCGCCCGTGATCGAGGCGGTCGGCTTCATGGATGTCGATGCCGCGAAACGTCGCGCGCGCCAGGAAGCCGATCACAAACGGGCCGTTAAGCGGCTGGCCGAGGCCAGCCAGGTGCTGCACGCATCCGATGTTGCCGCCGCTTATGCGCGCATCGACGCGGCCGAGGTACCAGCCCCAGGCGTCACGCGCCTTGTGCGGCATCGAGGCCAGACAGCTGCCCAGCTCAAAACAGTCTCTCAGACGGCCCCAAGGCGGGCTTCAGACGCCTCTCAGGCGGCGCTGATGGATCGGCTCGGCGCCGGCCTCGGGAAACTGCGCGCAGTCAAATAACCCCAAAGGAGAAAAGTGGTGAACGACCCTACCGAAGTCCCCGTCAACGTCGATGACATGATCCACTGGATCAACGACTTCAAGGCACGGACTGGCAAGAGCTGGAACCAGATCGCCCGGCTCAGCAATATCCCTTTCAGCACCATCTCGATGTTCGGGACCGAAAAATACCAAGGCGATTACCAGAATATCGCCCGCAAGGTGTTCGCCTTCAAGCAGAAGGTCGACAGCCAGGAACAGCGTACCAATACGATCCTGGCCAAGCCCGACTATGTCGAAATACCGACCTCGCGCCGCCTCACGATCCTGCTCGAAATGGCGCTTATGGGCCGCGTCGTTGTCGCGGCCATGGGATCGGGTACGAGCAAGACAATGGCAGCCGAGCACTTCCAGAAGTGCATGGGCGAGACTGTGTATCTGGTCACGCTTCGGGAATCGACCGGAGACCTGATGTGGATGATCCGATCGGTCATGCGCCAGCTCCGGCTCCGGCCGAACGGGAACAGCAAGGCGCAGTTATCGGAGCAGATCATCGATCATGTTCGCGGCTCGAAGAGCCTGATCATCTTCGACGAAGCCAACTTCCTCACCTTGCGCTCGATCGAGGAAATTCGCGCCTGGCACGATGCGACCGGCGTCGGCATCGCGCTGCTCGGCAACGAGGAGCTTGAAAAACGCCTGCGCGGCGGTCGGATGAGCCACCAATATGCGCGCATCGTTCGTCGCATCCGTAAACTCTACGTCCAGGATCTACTGGCCGAGGAAGACATCACGCCCTTTCTCGACGCTGCGGGCATCGACGATCCCAAGTCGCGGCGTCTGCTGATTGAGGTCGGAACGGCGGCTGGGCATGGCGGCCTGGGCGAGGTGCAGCAGATTCTGGAAGACGCGCACATGCTCGCGATCGGCGAGGATAAGGCACTTGAATACGAGCATGTCCACGCGTCGAGCGGGTCGCGGGTGACTCAGATCCTGCGGAGGGCGGCATGAGCGGCGGGGTGAGCGCCGCCTTCGTCGCGGGTCTGGACTTCATCGTGGCGGTCTATGGCGCAGACTGCCCCCTCCCTCTGCGCGGCCTGGTCACGGCCGAGGCAGGCGACTGGAAGTTGACGATCAACGCCTCCGACGAGGCGAAATCGATCGACGGCCGACGCGATCCGCTGGAACCCTTCACCATCATTGCTGAGAACACGCGCTATTTCGCGTTTGGCGTCATCTGCCCGGGCGGTGGCCTGATCGGGGGGATGAGCGAAGCCGAATTCATCGAGCAAATCGAGCAGCAAACAAAACAAGCAAAGGAAGCGGCAGCATGATGACCGCTTTACGCTGGATCGCCGCGATAGCGGCGCAAGACCCGGTACTGGCCATCCTTACGGGCTTCATGGTCTGTGCGGGCGGTGGCGTCGCCCTGGGCAATTTCTTGCTGCTGGTGCTGCCATGATCAGCCAGCGCGCGCACCCGGCGTTAGCGCAACGGATCACGGCGGCGACGACGCGCGAGCCAGTCGCGGTGAATTTGGTCGTGCCCGTGTCCAAGCCTGTTGCGGCTTCGCGGCCTTTGCCGCCCTACGACCGGGCGAGACAGCCTTCGTCGCCTTTCGATCCGTCAATGATCGTCGATTGGGCGGCATATGAGATGGGCCTACCCCGCGCGGATATTCTCGGCCCTTCGCGTGAGGCTCGATATTTCCGTGCCCGTGCCGCCATCGCCTGGGTCGTGCGTCACGCCCTCGGCTTTTCAATGCCTCGCATCGCAGCGGTGCTCGGCCGACCCAATCATACGACCACGCTCAATCAATTGCGGCGAGCAGCGGTGATGCGCGACCGCGATCCGGCATTTCTCATGCTGACAGACAAGCTGATCGAACGAGTCCGGCAGGAGCAAGGCCAATGACCGCCGCCGCCCGTCCCGCCCAGTTCGACCAGGCCGCGCGGTGGCGTCGGTCGATGATCGCGAAAGTGCATATCGCCAAAAGCGCCCTTGGCCTTGACGATGATCTGTATCTCGGCATCCTGCTCGATGTCGCCGGACGTCGCAGCTCTGCCGACTGCACCGCGGATGAGTTGATCAAGCTGATCAAGCATTTCGAGAGCCGTGGCTTCACCGCCAAGGCGAAGAGCGGCGCGCCCAGGCCGGCAGACAAACCCTTCGCCATGAAGGCCCGCGCGATGTGGATCTCGCTCCACCACCTTGGCGCGATCGACAACCCTTCGGACAAAGCGCTGGAGGCCTTCGCCAGCCGCCAGTTGAAGGTGGCGAAAATGCAGTGGGCAGATGAGGCGCTGTCCTATCGCCTGATCGAGGGCCTGAAGAAAATGGCCGAGCGTGCCGGCTGGTCGCAAGACCTGAAGGGCGTTTCGCCCAATGCCAAGATTATCGTGCTGAAGCGCCGCCTGGTCGAGGCGATCGTCGCCAGGCTGAAGGCCGAAGAGCTGATCCCCGCCGATTGGGATCTCAGGCAGACGGTGCAGGTGCTGGGGGGCACGAAGGTGGAGCTGATGGTCGCCACCGCGATCGAACTGGACGTGATTGCGGGCGCGCTCGGCCGCAAGCTTCGTGGCGAGGTGATGTGATGCCCCGTCGCCAGCTTTCCCCCGCCGATCGCGAGCACCTGGCGCTGCCGATCCTCGGTCGCCGACCGCAGCGCCGCCCGGCCGATCTCGCCGATATTGCCTGCGCCATCGGCGCGCTGCTGATTGCCGTCGTGCTGGCGGTGGTCGCGGTGGGTTCGGACCCAGCGATCATCAACAACCCCGACGCTCCCGCCGTGCGCGAGCTGAACCAGCTGGAGCGTCCATGAGCATCCACATCACCGATCACGCATTGCTGCTCTACCTTGAGCTGATCGAGGGGATCGAGATCGAGCGCATGCGCGGCGAACTCGAAGAGCGGTTCAACCGCCTTCAGGTTGCCGCGCATGCGATGGGCGGCGGCGATTACACCATCCGCCACAAAGGCCACCAGCTCATTGTCCGTGCCGGCAAAGTGACCACCGTGCTGCCACCGCTCGGCGGGCCTGCCCGCTTCGATGCGCTAAAGCCGCAGAACGGCTAATGATGCTGCCTGCGATCCTTGCTGACATCGCCGACGTGGCGGGCGAGGATGCCGCGCTGGCGATTGCTGCCGCGCGCGGCGGCACGCAGGTTTATTTCCCGCCCGTGCCGAGTGACGATCACTGGTTGAGCAAGCTGATCGGCCACGAAGCGGCGCTGGCGGTATGTGATCGGCTGACCTGCGGCGTCGGCCCGTTGCGCGCTGACGTGCCCCTTGGACCGGCAGGCCGGGCGGCGAAAGCCCGTGAGATGGTCGATACCATGTTGCGCGAAGGCCGGTCGGAGCGTGACATCGCGCTGGCCACTGGATACACAACGCGCGGCGTTCGGATGCGCCGCGCTGGACTCGACGACAGGCAACTGACCCTGTTCTGAGCCCCGCCCCGGAACGCGTTCCGGGGAGCATTCCTTTCCTGACAAGGCCAAAACCCCGTCTCGGGCGGGGCGGATCGTTTGGGGTTCGTACCTCGCCCGCCGAGATTCTGGCGGGATTTAGCATGAACGAAATCGATGCAAAGCGACTTCAGGCACGTCTGAAGGTGGCCCAGGACGGCGCGATCGGCCGCGCGACATTGGCTGCGCTGTTCGCCAATGCCGGCGCCGGGTCAAACGCCGATGAGTTGGCGCTTGCCGCCAATGTGCATTTCCGCACCTATGGTATCCTCGATACGCCACTGCGGCTCGCGCACTTCATTGCCCAGGTCGCGCATGAAAGCGGCGGGCTCCGCAATGCCCGCGAAATATGGGGACCGACCGAAGCCCAGCTCGGCTATGAGGGTGCGTCGCGACTGGGCAATGACCAGCGCGGTGACGGCTTGCGCTACCTGGGGCGTGGACCTGGCGGACTGACCGGTCGCGCCAATTATCGGTTCTACGGCCAACTGCTGGGCATTGATTTCGAGCGCCGTCCCGAACTGGTCGAGGCGTGGTCGATCGGACTGCTTGCCTTCTGCGCCTATTGGGACCGCTACAAGCTCAACACTTACGCCGATGCCGACAACCTGCTTGCGGTTTCGAACGGCATCAATCGCGGTAACCCGGGCTCGATCGCGCCGCCGAACGGATGGGCCGACCGGCAGGCCCGCTTCGCGCGAGCGAAGGCGGTGATCCTGTGAGCATCACCCTTCTCTGTGTCGCTGCCGCTGCGATCGGTTTCCCATTGGGCCTTTTCCTCGCGGCCCGCTTTGATCGGAGGGGCGGATGATTAAGCTGCTCAAAGACCTGCTGTACGGCGGCCGCAATGAGTATCTGGACATCGTCCGTTTGCTCGCGCTGCTTGGCGGGCTGACCTTCCTCGCGCTGGAAGTCTGCGAGTTCGCCGGCCTCGGCAAGTTCGACGAAGGCGCCTTCGGCGCGTCCTGGGCGGCGGTCATGGCTGCGACGGTCGGCGCGATCTACGCACGCAATCGCAGCGACAGCCAGCATCGCCAGGATGGGGAGCCTGGCCAGTGATCGCCGCGCTCGCCGACCAGCTCATCGCCTGGAGCGTACCCGACAAGATCGCGCGGCCGGTCGTCTGGGCGATCCTGCTGCTCGGCTCCGGTCTGCTGCTTTGGGGCACCTGGTTGCTTTGGCTGGGCAAGCACGATGCCGGCATCGTCGCGGCCGACCGCAACGCCGCCACCGTCCAGGTCCTGGGCAACGTCATTGCCGCCGAGCGCGGCGCCGGAGCCGCCAAGGATGCGCGGGACCGCGCTTTCCAGAACGAACAATCCAACCTTCAGGAGAAAGCTGATGCGGCTGCTGGGAATGGCGCTAGCCCTCTCGACGCTCTGTTTAACGAGCTGCGCTGATCGCGCCCAGGTCCGCGCGATTCCGGTCGCGCCTGACCATGCTCGGCTGGATGCGTGCCCCGCTTCGTTCCCGGCCGCGCCGATCCTCATGCCGCTCGCGCCGTTCACGCTGCCGGATGGGCGCGTCGTGATGCTGCTCGATACGGTGATCACGCGTGAAACTGCGACCGCCCATTATATCGTGGCGGCGCGCGGCGCGTGGCACGAATGCCGCTCGGCGGTGACCTATGTCGAGGACTGGAGCGCCCGGCTCCGCGCCGACACGCCGGGGGCCAAGTGATGCTGTGGTGGCTTGCCCAGGCGCTACTTGGCGCGATCGGTATCCTGTGGCTCGCCGGGTCGCTGATCGCCACGGCAATGCGGCCGTGGCGGCATTTCGACCGGGACGATCGCTGGATCGCCTGGGCGCTGGTGATCGGGTGGCCGCTGATCGCAGTCGCCATGGCGATCGAGCTGGCGATCGAGTTCCGTCTCGATCGGCGCGACATGCGAAGCGCCCTTCGTGAGGCGCGCAGCTTGAGACGGCGTTCGCTGGAGGGCCGCGATGCAGTCTGAAGAGCGTTCGATCGAATCTTCCGAACAGGTCGGCGCCGCCATGCGCGATTCGCTGATCGCCGGCATCCGCGCCGGCCTGGCCGCGCACGGGCGCGGTGAGTGCCTTTCGTGCGGGGAAGAGATCGAGGCCGCGCGGCGCGCGGCGTTGCCATCGGCGGTTCGGTGCGTCCGCTGCCAGGATCTGTTTGAGCGTAGGGGGAAATAGTGAGCGGCAATCTTGTGATCATGGTGCTCACCGCCGCGTCGCTGGCGCTCAGCATCGCCAACACGATTTGGGTCTGGCTGAGCCGGGGCAGCGCCAAGACGGCCGACCACGAACGCCGCCTCATGTCGATCGAGGGCGATTTGAAGCACCTCCCGAACAAGGAGGATGTCAACGCGCTGAGGCTCGGGCTGTCTGAAATGAACGGCAAACTCAACACGGCCGAGTCCGAGCTGGCAGCCGTCGCGCGGACGGTACGCCGGATCGAGGATTACATCGTAGCAGGAGTGAAATCGTGAGCTATCCGGACGTGCTCGCCGCCGATGCGCGGCTCTGCATCCTGAAGGAGCTGGCCGCGCAAGTTGACGGTCGGTTGAACGAAGTGACGTTGATGCGCGTACTCGACGCGTTCGGCATCCGGCGCTCGCGGGACTGGGTTCGCACCCAGCTGCGCGCGCTTGACCAGCTGGGCGCGGTCCATGTGACCGAGGCCGGCACCGTCATGGTCGCGGGGCTCACGAAGCTCGGCCGCGATCATGTCGAGCGTCGCCAGATCGTCGAGGGCGTCTCCCGTCCTTCGGACGAGGATTGATCCGTGGCAGAATCCGCCCAGGACCGGCGCGAGGGGCGCGGCCGGCTATCGATGCTCGATACGCTGCCGGACGCGGCCGAGCCGGACATCGTATGGGCACTTGAGGCGCTGCGCGAGCGCGGCATGCCGCAGAACGCGATCCTGGACGAGTTCAACTCGCGTCTCGCCGATCGTGGTATCGCCAAGGTCAGCAAGTCCTCCTTCTCGCGCTGGTCAGTCCGTAAGGCGATCCAGTTCCGCAAGCTGGACGAGGTTCGCGCGATCACCAACGACATCGTGGCGAGCCTGGGGACGGCCGACGCGGACGAAGTGACCGTCGCGGTGGCCGAGCTGCTGAAGGCGCAGATCTACGAGCAAGTCGAAAAGGGCGAACTGACCCCCAAGGCGATCAAGGAACTGGCCGTCTCGCTGAAGGAAGTGGTGAATGCTCAGCGTTCATCGACCGAGCATCGGCGCAAGCTGGAAGAGCGCCAGAACGCGATGGTCGAGCGGGTCACCGATCGTTCGGAAGAAGTGCTACGCGAGGCCGGGCTTGGCACGGATCGTATCGCCGAGCTGCGGCGTGAATTCCTTGGCGTGCGGAGCAACGCATCGTGAAGACCTTCACCCGCCGTTCCTCGCCGAGCTTCGCCGTGGGCGGTGTCTCCTGGCTCAATCATGTGGGCACGCCCAGTGATGCCACGATCCGTCCGCCATGTGGCGGCTGGCGCTGCTTCCATTGCGATGAGCATTTCACCGACTGGCGCGCGGCATGGCGGCATTTCGGCCCGCCTGGACAGCCACTCGGGACGGCTGAGCCGCCAAAGTGCCAAGCCTCGCTTGATGTGATGAACTTGGACAGGCAGGCGGAAGATCTGTTCAATCTGGTCTATGCGCACACCGTGGTCAAATATGACCCGGCCGCTGGCATCCGTGGCGCCCGCCGCATTTTCGCTGCCTTGCTCGCCTCGAAGGCGGAGCACGAAAAGCTGTGAGCGATCACGTCGATCTTGCCGAACCGGACATCTTGCCGACCGCCGACCAGGCGCCGCCCAGGTCACCGGTTGACGATCTTATTCCTGGCGCCGTCCCGCCCGATGGTTTCGATCCGCTCGCGGACGGCATTCTCATGCAGCACCAGAAGGATTGGATCGCCGACCAGTCGCCGCTGAAGCTTGCCCGCAAAGGGCGCCGCACCGGCATCACGTTCGCCGAAGCGATCGACAGCACGCTGATTGGTGCGGCCGCAAAAAGCGCGGGGGGCGACAGCACTTTCTATATCGGCGACACCAAGGAAAAGGGCCGGGCCTTCGTCGCGGTGTGCGCTACTTTCGCGCGATCGATCGCCAAGGAGCTGCTCACCGTCGAAGACTTCGTGTTCGACGATGTGCAGCCGGATGGATCGAGCAAGGGCATCGCAGCCTATCGCATCCGCTTCGCTTCGGGCAACGAGGTGGTGGCGCTGTCGAGCAATCCGGCGAACATCCGCGGGCTTCAGGGTCGCGTTGTAATCGACGAAGCGGCGTTCCACCGCAATGTCGCGGCAGTGATCGATGCCTGCAACGCGCTGCTGATCTGGGGCGGCGTCATTCGGATCATCTCAACCCATAACGGGACGCTGAATGCGTTCAATGAGTTGATCCGTGGGATCGAGGCCGGCGACTTCGACTATTCGATCCACACCGTCACCTTTGACGATGCGGTTGCCAATGGTCTGTACGAACGCGTCTGCCTGATGAAGGGCGACACGCCGACGATCGAAGGCAAAGAGGCGTGGTATCGCAAGGTCCGCCGTTCCTACGGTAGCCGCATCGAGGCGATGCGCGAGGAACTGGACGTGATCCCGCGCGAAGGCGAAGGCGTGCTGTTGCCGCTCGCCTGGATCGAGGCGTGCAGCTCCACCGAATATGTCGTGCTTCGCTGGGCGCCCTCGCATGCCGATTTCGTGAGGTGGCCGGAAAGCGCCCGGCGCGGCGAGATGCACGACTGGCTGTATCGAAATGTGCTGCCGATCATCCAGCGCTACGCCGGCCAAGGCCTGACTTGGTTTTTGGGCGAGGACTTCGCGATGCGCCAGGATCGCACTGCGCTGATTCTTGGCTTTGTCGGCCAGGATCTAAAGCGGCATGTGCCGCTAATCGTCGAGCTGCGCACCTGCCCCTATGACCAGCAGAAGCAAGCGCTGTTCTGGATACTCGACCAGATCGAGCTGATCGGCAGCTTCCGCGCTGGCATCCTCGACGCGAACGGCAACGGCATGGTGCTCGCCCAGGAGTCGGCTCAGAAGTTCGGCGCAAGGATCGTCGAACTGATGCCGTCCGATACCTGGCGCCGCGAAACCGGCCCGCGCTTCCGCGCCGCGTTCGAGGATGGCGGCATCCTGATCCCCGCCGACATCGATGTGCGCAACGATCTGCGCCAGCTCCAGATGGTCGGTGGCGTCGCGAAGATGCCAGCGCACGTTCGTAATGACGGCACCGATGGCGGCAAGCGCCACGGGGACGCGGCGATCGGCCTGTGGAACTTCCATGCAGCGACGAAGCGCGGTGATGCCGCCCGCTGGACGCCAATGAACAAACCGCACGGTGCGCCTGGGAAGCCCCTCGAAAGCAACTGGATACCGGCATGAGCATCGGTCGGCGATTGCCCATGGAATGCCCGCCACGGAGCGCAGGGACGCATGGCGTTGGGGGGTCTAGAGCCAAAACCTCCGCACCTGCCCTCTCAGTGGCCTCTCAGTGGCGAAAAACAGCAATTCGAACGCTGGGGGGAAGTGGCCGCAACGCCGCTGCGCCGCGCGCACCGCTCAACAAGGTCACGCAATCATGAACTGGTTCTCCAAAGCCCTGACCGCGATGCGCCACACGCCGCGTCCGATGTTCGTATCCCGCATGCTCCGGCGCACGCGCTTCGACTATCGCCGGGAAGTTGGCGACGGGCTGGATAGCTCCGTCGTGACCGCGCCGATTCGATGGGTGCAGCGGGCCTTCCCCGAAGCGCGCCTGGTCGTTCGGCGGCGCAAGCGTAACGGCTCGATCGAAGAGATGATTGGTCATCCGATGCTCGCGCTGATCCAGCTGCCCAATCCCTATTATGACGACATCGCGTTGTGGGGCGCGACGCTGTTGTCCTGGTATCTCGATGGCAACGCTTATTGGATCAAGGTGCGCAACCGGGCCGGCCGACCGGTCGAGCTGTGGTATGTGCCGCACTGGATGATGAAGGAGAAGGCGCCGGAGGACGGCAGCGAGTTCCTCTCTCATTATCTCTATAGCCCAGGTAGCGGGATCGCACCGATGATCCTCGACCCTGAGGACGTTGTGCATTTCCGCGACGGGATTGATCCGCGTGATCCGAAGCGCGGTCTGGCGGCGCTCGATGGCGTGATCCGCGAGATATTCATCGACCTGGAGTCGTCAAACTTCGTCGCCTCGCTACTTCGGAACATGGGCGTGCCCGGCGTGGTGATCAGTCCCAAGGGCGGCGCGATGCCAATGTCCGAAGACGTTGCGGCGACCAAGGCATGGTTTCAGGAATCGTTTGGCGGCGATCGTCGCGGCGGCGCGCTTGTGATGGGCGCACCAACCGATGTTCAGCCCTACGGCTTCAACCCGCAGCAAATGAACATGAGCGAGGGGCGTGACGTTGCCGAGGAACGTGTTTGCGCCGTCATCGGCATTCCGGCCGCAGTCGTCGGGTTTGGTGCCGGCCTTCAGACCGCCAAGGTCGGCGCGACCATGCAGGAGATGCACAAGATCGCCTGGCTGAGCGGTGTGCTTCCCGTTGGTCGCGCATTTGCCGGCGCGCTCGGCCGCTCGCTGCTGCCGGACTTCGGCGATCCCACGGGCCAAGAGGTCGGGTGGAATACCGACGAGGTGCTTGCGCTTCAGGAGGATGAGGCCAAACAAGTTGAGCGTTGGAACAAGATGCTCGACTCCGGCGGCATCACCCTTTTCGAATGGCGCCAGGGCCTGGGCATGGACGCCAACGATAGCCACCGCATCTATCTGCGCCGCGCGATGGTGCTGGAAGTCCCCGAGGGCGCGGCGCCTCGGGTCGAGGGCGCGAACGGCGGGCCTAGTGCCGAGCCGTCGAAGGGCGCGCGCGGCACCAAGGCCGCGCGAGCGAGTGAGGCGGGGTACAAGCGCGGCGAGGCCTATGCGCTCACGCTCCAGCGCCAGAATAGCGGTCTCTCAGCAGCGTTTGAGAAGGCCCTTAGTGCCCGCTTCGCGCGCTGGGGTGAAGCGGCGCGAGCGGCCGCGCTGCCGCTACTGGAGGCGGCCGAGCCTAAGCAAGCAAAGGCAACCGGGCAGAAGGCTGATGACGCACTGACCGCAGCCATCCTCGAAAAGCTGGGACTTGAAGCCTGGGTGGCGGAACTGACCCAGGATTATGGCGCGCATTATCTCGAAGTAGCCAATGCTGTGCAGGATGCGGCCGAGCGTGCCGGTCTCGGCACGAACCTGCCCGACGCCGTAGCCCGCGCGATCGTCGCGTCCGGTGGCCGGCGCGTCGGCCTGATCGATGTTGACAAGCAGACGCGTGAAGCGATCTTCGAGGCGCTGGCGGAAGGGCGCGCCGAGGGCGAGGGCGTAAAGGCGCTCGCCGACCGGATCGGCGTGCATGTCGAGGCCGGTCCCTGGAATGCCGGCGAGATCCGCGCGCGCCTCATCGCCCGTACCGAAACCAAGTACGCACAGAATATCTCGACGATCGAGCGCGGCCGGGCTGCGGGCGTCGAACAGTTCGTGGTGTTCGACGGCCGACTTGGGCCGGGCCGGTCAGTGCCCGAGCATATCCTTCGCAATGGCTCGATCGTGGACACTGACGCTGCCGTGGAGATGGCCGCGAACGAACATCCCAACGGCACCCTGAGTTTTGCCCCCTATTTCGAGGAATAAGAGATGATCATCACCACCAAGGCCATTTCGATTGAGCAGATCGACGAGGCTGGCACCGGTCTGGCCCGGATCGCCCAGCTCTCGGCAGTCGACAATGACGATGACACCTATCTGCCCGGCGCCTTCTCCTGGAAGGTGGGCGGCTATCAGTGGGCGTCGATCCTTCCTGCTCACGATCGCCGCGCCATGCCGTTCGGCAAGGCGCGGGTCTATGAGGATGGAGACTATGCCTTTGCGGAACTCAGGCTCAACCTCGAAACACAGGCCGGCCGGGACTGGCACTCGGCGTTGAAGTTCGACCTGGCGACGGGTCAGCCCGTGCAGGAATGGTCTTACGGCTTCGAGACGATCGACGCCGACTTTCAGCAGCGCGGCAACAGCCGGGTGCGGTTGCTGAAGCGGCTCGACGTGCATGAAGTGTCGCCTGTTCTGAAGGGCGCTGGCATCCACACCGGCACGGTTTCGATCAAAAGCGCGGCGCTGAAGGAAGCGCATTTCGCGCCGCTGATCGCCAGCCTGGACGCATTGGCCGTCGCGGTCAGCGAGGATGTTTCGCATCTCTCCGCGACTGGCTTGAAACAGCTTGGCGAGATCCATGCGGCGCTGGGCAAGGGTCTTGCCGCAGCCGATGGCGGTGCAGGTGAGAAGGACCGCGCCCTGGTCGATACTGTGCTCGCCGACTTCCTGCGCCACCAGTCGCGCCACAACTTGCGCGGATAGGCGTCAATCGACCGGAAGATAGTTGCGTGGTATGAGGTGGGCGAGCCGGAACGCGGCGGCTACCGCGTCCGGCTCTGACCACAACCGTGAAGGAACACGATCATGGCTGATCCTGCCCATATCGCTTGGCAGCGCGTCCCGGAAGAGCCGACCAGCGAAGCACCTTTCGATGGCGAAGAATATCTATTGTATGCCGACAGCGCGACAGTGGACATCGTGCGGCTCGGGTGGTGGAATCCGGGCGGGTTGGTCGATCACTCCACTGGCGAGATCTTCGAACCGCACCCGGAGGATAGAGGGTGGTGGAGCTATCGCCATTCGGTGACGCAGGAGCAACTCGACTTCCTGAGCGTCACCCATTGGGCTCCATTCAACGCGCCTGACGAGATCAGAGCCAAGTACGCTTGAGCCCGTCGCTTGACCGGCATTTTCCCGCCCGTGCGTAGCCATGTTACGCGCGGGCGGTTGTCTTTATCGGCCCGCCTCGGCTAGATCGTACCGCGCCGATCGCGGCGACTCCCACACCTGAATAGCGCTGGCCCGGAACGTGTTCCGGGGCGATGGCGCTGCCTCTCGCCTGCCACATGGTCTGACGGCTCCGCACCCAGGGGCCGACCGGTTTCCCATGGAGTGCAGGCTATGTCGGTTGCGAATTTGACGTTGAAGGAGGCCCGCGAAAAGCTGGGCGCCAAGCAGGATGAATTGGGCAAGGTGTTCGCCGAAGCCAAGGCCGATGGCGGCTATGACTTCAGCAAGGTTACTTGCCTGGGCACAGACGTAAAGGGCTCAATCTCCGTCGCCGAAAAGGTCAAGGCGATGAACGCCGAGTGCGACGAGCTGGCGCAGCATGCCGAGACGCTCGAAGCGGCCGAACATGCCGTGAAGAGCCATGCTGACCGCGAGAAGGGCGTGCGCCGGCCGCCAATGCCTGGCGGCAGCAAGGGCGATGATCGGCGCGGCGAGATCAAGTCGCTCGGCCAGCGCGTCGGCGAAGAAAAAGCTTACCAGTCCTGGGCACGCGGCGGCGCCGCTGGCGGTATCAGTTTCAGCTATGAGGAAGCCTGGCCTTCCGACATGCTCGCCAAGGGCGCGGCCTACGAGACGCTCGGCACCAAGACGCTGATGACGCGAAGTGCCGGCTATGCGCCGGAGGTCATTCGCGCGCCTGGCTTTGTCGAGGCGCCGACGCGTCCGATCCAGGTGCTCGACATCATTCCGATGTTTCAGACGGACCAGGCCGCCTACAAATATATGGAGGAGACCGCGCGCACGCACGCCTCGGCCGAGCGTGCCGAGGGTGGAACTTTTGCCGAAAGCACCTTCGGTTTCACTGAGCGAAACTCACCCGTCCAAAAGATCACGGACAGCCTGCCGGTGACGGATGAGCAGTTGCAGGATGTGCCGTCGATGAACGGCTATATCGATAGCCGCCTCACGTTCGGCATTCGCCAGCGGTTCGACAGCCAGTGCGTTGTCGGTGACGGCTTGGACCCCAATCTTCGTGGCCTCAAGAACGTTGCCGGCATCCAGACTCAGGCGGTTGGCGGCGATCCTGTGATGGACGCATTCTTCAAGTCGATGACGAAGGTACGGCTTATCGGCCGGGCAACCCCGACCCATCACCTGATGCACCCGCTGGACTGGCAGAATATCCGACTGACGCGGACGGCTGACGGCGTTTACATCTTTGGCAGTCCGACCGACGCCGGCCCCGAACGGCTTTGGGGCCTGCCAGTGGTCCAGGAGGACGCGGACGTCCAGGGGCGTGGCTATACCGGCTCGTTTCTTCCTCCGTTCGTGTCGCTGTTCGAGCGCCAGGGCGTGGAAATCCAGATCGGCTTTGTCGGCACCCAGTTTGTCGAAGGCAAGCGCACTGTTCGCGGCACCATGCGCGCGGCGCTGGTGTGGTTCCGTCCGACTGCCTTCGCCGAAGTCACGGGCATTCCGGGCTGATCATAGCCGGCCGCTTGCGGCCGGTAAGTGGGGGCTGGCCCGCGCGGCGTATCGGCGCGGGCCGCATTCCAAAGGAGTGAATCATGAGCATTATCGAAGGTGGTCAGCGCCGCATCCGGCCCTGCCTCTACGGCGTGGTCGCCTTGGGCGGGAATGCCGCCGTGCTGGCCGATACGGCCCTGGACGCCGCCAACCCGACGATCGTCACCGCGTTCGCCGGACAGTCCGACGTACCGCGCAATGTGACCGTCAAGGGCAACGACGCGAATGTCACCGGCAATGTGGTGGTCGAGGGAGTCAGTGCCGGGGGCGCTGTGATTACGGAGACGATTGCGCTCAATGCCGCGAACGTCGTCACGGGCAACAAGGCGTTCAGGACGGTCACCAGGGTGACGCTGCCCAAGTATGCGGTCGCCAATACCGAGCGCATCCGCGTCGGCCTGGGCGCCAAGCTCGGTCTTCCCGTCCGTCTCAGCCGCAACACGGTGCTGGCCGCCTTCCTGGGCGGCGTGCGCGAGGCGACCGCGCCGACCGTGGCCGTCTCCGCGACCCAGCTGGAAGCAAACACGGTGACGCTCAATTCGGCGCTGAACGGCTCGGCCGTGATCGTCGATCTCTACGACACGAACTGAGGAGGCTAGTGATGATGAAGGCAAAAACGCGCCTGTACCTGACAGCCGACAGGCTCGCTCTGGTGCTTGAAGGCGATACCCGCGCGGCGACGCTTTATGCGACGCCTGGTGATGATATTCCGGACAGCGCCGCCGAGCGCTACGGCCTGGTGGACGGCGCCCTCGGCGATGCGCCGACTGGCGAGCCTGAAGGCGTTCTTCGGGTCGCGACGTTCGATGGCGAAACGGTCGAGGTCGCGGGCTATCGATTCGGGGCCGAATGGTTCGGATTCCGCGACAGTGATCTCGATGAAGGTCAGCTGCTTGCGATCCTCAAAGAGCAATCGCTGAATGTCGAAGCGGCGTTGCTTACCGGCCCGTCGCGCTTTCCCGACTATGTTCCGTTCCCCGGTCGTGCCGGCGCTATCACAGCGCTCCAGGCCCATGTTGATTACGATCTTGCTCATGGGCGTCCCCATGATCGCGTCGGTCTCAAGAGCGAGGACTATGAGCCGCATCCGGCTGAGGTGTCGCCGCCGCCTGCGCCACCTCCACCGCCTCCGGTGGTCGAGGGCGGCAATGCCGCACCAACCGGGGCCGCGCAGGCCACTCCAGCCAAGGGAGGCAAGGCCGTGAAGGCAGCCGAGACCAAGGAAAAGAGCGCACCAGCAAACAAGGAAGCCAAGGCGAGCGAGAACAAGGGCGCAGGTGCCGGCAACGGCGGCGAAGCCGCCAAGGGTCAGGGCTGAGCTATGGCGCTGATCGACCGGGTCAAGGAACGCACGGGCAGTGATCTGTCCGATGTCGAGTTGCAGGCAATGATCGTCGGGATCGCGGCCGAGCTGGACGCGCGCCTTGGGCCGGCCGGTCCGCAGACGATCGAGCTGGGCGACCCGACCGATCCCGATTCACGCTTCCGCCGCACGCTGAAGTTGAACACGCCGATCGATGTCAGTGCGGCGCTGGCGATCGTCGAGACCGATCCGTCCAACAGCGGCGACGACGCGAACGACACAATTCTTGCCCCTGGCGACTATCGGGTCATGCACGGCGGGCGCACTCTTCAGCGTCTCGTCGGCGGTCCAAACGGCCGGGACCATTGGGCACCGCTGGTGCGAGTGACCTTTACGCCAATCGGCGATGCCGGCGACCAGGCCGCGCGCGATGAAGCGACGATCAAGCTCATCCAGCTCGATCTTTCCTATCGCGGCGCGCTCAAGAGCGAAAAGGCCGGCGATTATCAGTTCACCCTCTCCGGCGATCCGGTCGCGGATCGCGAGGGCATCTTTGCAAGCCTGACCGCCAAGCGCGGCGGCGGGATGGTGATGGCATGAAGGTCGAGGTCAATCTGGAGCTGCGCGTCCTTCAGGTGGGGGACTTTATCTATTCGCTCGATATTCTGGTCGATGGTTTCGAGACACCCAAGGGTCAAGTCTGCACGATCACGAAATCCGAGCCCGCCCCGAATGGCACGCGCACCATGCTCTTTCACCTGAAGGATGAGCAGGCATGATAGCGGGCCGCCTTACCATGCGCGCCCAGGTCGAGCGCGACCAGGCCGTCGCCAAGGATGCATGGGGCCAGGCTGTAGCGCCAGATTTCCAGCCGCATGGCGATCCACTGGCTTGCTTTGCCTGGTCACCATCGGCGCGCGAGCTGATCGACGGAAGCAAGAGCGCGCAGATCGAGGACGTGCGAGCGATGTTCGCCCTGGGCGCCGACATCGCCGAGGCCGACGAGTTGAGCGCGATCACCTCGCGGGCCGGTGTCGTGCTGTTCCCTGGACGGCTGAAGGTCGAGGGACCGGTGCAGTTCAAGCATACCCATCTCGAAGCCGCGCTGCGGAGCATCGGCTGATGGCCGGCAACTCCCTCGGATCGAACGGCAAGGCCTCGCTTGTCTGGACTGGCGATGCCGTGACGAAGCGGATGCGCGAGGCCCAGATACGCGGTGTCAATGGGACCATGGGCGCCTGCGCCGTCGAGGCTAAGAGCAAACACGAGTGGCAGAACCGAACCACGGTGCTCGAAGGCGGCATCGACGTGGTCGACTATGCCGCTCCGGTCGAGACAGGTGTGGCGGGCACCTGGGGCGTGCGCGACGTAAAGTATGCGCTGATCCATGAGGTGGGCGGGACGATCGTTCCGAAGAACGCGAAGGCCCTCGCGATCCCGCAGCCGGATGGCAGCGTTCGCTTCGCCAAATCGGTGACAATCCCGGCCCGCCCGTACCTGCGGCCAGCCGGCGACAAACTCTATCCGACGCTCGCAGGCCGAATCCGCGTCGCCTACGACAAGTCCGGCGCTCCAGCCTCTGGAGGCACCGATGGTTGATCTCGTCGGCGCCGTCGTCGCGTTGCTGAAGGCCGATACCGATATTGGCGCGAGCGCGGGGGTGCGCGTGTTCGGTGGCGAACTGCCGGACGATGAAACTCGGCACATGGCGCGCCGCGCGATCGTGCTGAAACCCTCGGGCGGCGTATCACTGACCAGCGGCAGCTATATCGAGGCGGACACACAGCGCCTCGACCTGTTCGCCTATGGCGCCACGCCGCGCGAAGCGGCCGATCTGCTCGCCCAGGCGGGGGCGGTGTTGCGACCGCTTCGGCGGACAGTCTCGGCCGGCGTGCTGATCCATTGGGCGCAGAGCGCGGGCGGCTTCCTCAATGGACGCGAGCCCGTAACCAACTGGCCCCGCGCCTGGCAGTCTTTCCAGTTTCTCTATTCGTTGAAGGAGGTTTGAGATGGAACCGTATGAAATTATCGCGGGGCCGCTGACGCTCTGGCTCGCGCCGATCGGCACGGCGTTTCCGCTGATCGGCGTGGCGCCGGCTGGGCCATGGACCAAGCTCGGCGCGAGCGGAGACCGCAACTATTCGGACGATGGCGTTGCTGTGATGCACAGCCAGACGATCCAGAAGATCCGGCCGGCGGGCGCGATCGGCGCGGTGAAAGCATTCCGCACCGAAGAGGATTTGATGCTCACCGTCACGCTGTGGGACAATACGCTTGAAGCCTACACCGTGGCGCTCGGCGGCGCCGCCCCCACGGTGACGGCGGCCGGGGTCGGCACGGCCGGGACGAAGAAGATCGGCCTGTCGCGTGGCCAGTCAATCAAGGCCTATGCGCTGCTGGCGCGCGGGCTGTCTGCCTACGGGGACGGCTTAGCCGCGCAGTATGAGGTGCCGCGCTGCTATCAGTCGGCCAACCCCAATCCGATCTATCGCAAAGGCGTGCCGGCAGGGTTGCAGCTGGAATGGAGCGCGCTGGAGGACAGCGCCGCGTCGAGCGACGCTGAGCGGTTCGGGCGGCTGATCCAACAGCACCAGGCGGCGCTGCCCTGACCGATCGGGCCGGGCACGCCCGGCCCCACTCCAACACCGCAGGAATTCCCATGGCTGATGCCCCTTTGCTTAATCTGGACACATTGATTGTCCGGCCGACGATCGACATTGACGGCCGGCGCTTCGAAATATTCAGCGCCGATGAGCTGTCGGTGCTGGATTCGCACCGCTTTGGTATCTGGGGGCGCCGGATCGAGAAGCTCGCGGCGAGCGATGACGATGCTGACAGCGTCGAATATGGCGCGCTGATCGACCGCGTTGCACGAGCGGTGATCGTCGATGTGCCGGACGATGTGTTCGGCAAGCTGTCCGGTGCGCAGCAAATGGCGATCGTCGATGTTTTTACCGGGCTCCTGCTGCGCAACAAGCTGGGCGTAGCGGGAGCGATGGCAACGGCGATGGGGGCGCTGCGGACTGGGGAGACCTTATTCCCCGGCTTCAGCGCTTCTACGGCGGCACAGGACAATGGTGGCTGGCTGAAGCGCCTGCCGCGCTGGTTCGCGCATTCGTGAAAATGCTGCCGCGTTTGCAAGCCGAAGAGCAGATGGCGGCCGTTGATTCGGCTGCGCTCGGCGCTGGCAGCTACAACCAGGACGACGCGCAGCGGATGATGCGCCGCCTTCGCGATACCGCCTCCGGCCAAAACGGCGAACGGGGCCGGTCGCGCGGGCGTGCTGCAAATCCAGGCCAGCTGGCGGCGATGGGTATCAGCGTTTCCGTAGTGCCTTCTCAGGAGGCTTTAAGCGGTGGCTGAGCAACTCGGTGAAGCGCTGCTCGTCTTGCGCACGGACGATCGCGGCCTCGATGCCGGCATCACGAACGCGAAGGGCAAAAGCGAGGGTCTCGGTCGCACGCTCGATGCCACATCGGGCAGTGCGTCCAAGCTGAGCAAGGCGCTGGACGATACCGGCTCCAGCGCAAGCAGTGCGGGGAGCAAGACGGCGGAATATTCGCGCGAAGTTTCGCGGCTGAAGGCTCAGATTGACCCGGCCTGGGGCGCTTTGCAGAAGTTCCGCGGTGAGGCCCAGTTGGCGCGCCAGGCGCTCGACGCCGGAGCCATTTCGCATAAGCAATATGTCGATGCCATGCGGCAGAGCGCCACCTCGGCGGGGCTGCTCAACAATGCGGGCAAACAGGTGGTCGCGGTAACCGGTGCGCAACGCGCCGGCCTCCAGCAGCTCACGATGAACCTCGGCGATATGTCGACTATGTATTCGATGGGCGCCCGCCCGATGCAGATCTTTGCGTCGCAGTCGTCGCAGATCGTCCAGGCTGTTCAGCTGATGACTGGCGGCACCAGCAGGTTTGCCGCGTTCATGGGCGGTCCCTGGGGCATGGGGATCACAGCTGGCGCAATGATCCTGTTGCCGCTGATCAGCAATCTGTTTGGTGCCGAGGACGCCGCCAAGAAAACGGGCGATGCGAACGAGACGCTCGCCCAGAAGCTTGACCGCAGCAAGCACAGCATCGTGGAAGTGATCGCGGCGCTGCGCGACTATAATGGCGAACAGGCCAAGGCCCGCGAAACCACACTTCAACAAGCCGAGGCCGCCACGAAGAGCGCGGACGCGGAGCTGAAAAAGGCGTTGGCAACACGCACCAAATTGGCGGCTGAACTCGAAGCGCGTCGGGCGTCCGCTACTGGCAATGCGGGCCAGGGCACGGGCGGCGCGGCCGGCGCGTATACTCAGGGCCAGCTGACCGCGACCGAGCAGAGGATCAAGGACAATGAGGCGCGGATCGCCGACCTGAGAAAGCAAGCGAGCGAGGCGAACATCAACCTCGCCGACCAGCGATCCGATATTAACGCAGACCCTACCAAGGCAATTCGGGAACGGTTCGCTGCATTGAAGCAGGGGGCGAACGACACGATCAAGGATGTCGATAAGCTGACCGCCCGTCTGACCGCCCTGAAACTTCAGGAAGAGGCGGCGTTGAAAACGGCACGGGAGAGCGCCCGTGGGTCGGGTTCCTCGGCGTCGGCCGACGCCAGCGTCGGCGACATGACCGCGCTGCTGAAGGACATATTCCCGGGCGTCCGGATCACCTCGACCACTGGCGGGAAACACGGGGCGAAGAGCGACCATTACAAGGGTCGCGGGATCGATTTCGTTCCCCAAGGGGGCATGGGCACGTACACCACGGCCGAAGTTGAGAAGATCCTTGAAGATGCCGGCGTCACCATCCGACGCAACGCCAGTGGAACCAAGCAGATCTTCGGCCCCGGTCGTTCGGCGGACAAGCCTGGAGACCATAACGATCATTTCCATGTTGCCTGGGAGGGCGGCGCATCGCCCGAGGAAGCGGAGCGTCGCAAAGCGCAGGCGGCCGAGAGGGCGGCCAGGGCGAAGGAAAAAGAAGACCAGCGCGTTGAACGTTACTCGCGCGATCTGGCCGGGCTTCAACAGGCGGCGGCTGACATCCAGAAGCGAATGGGTGATACAGCCGAGGAACGATACCGGCTTGAGCTTCAAGGCCTGGAAATCGCGACTGCCGAGCATAAACGCCGTATCGAAGCCAACAGAGAGTATACCCAGGCCGAAAAGGCAAAGCTGCTTGCCGCGCTCGCAGTAAAAGATAGCCTGGAGCGGCAGCTACTTGAACATCGCAGGCAAGAGGAACTGTCACGCCAGGCACTTGAGGTCGCCCAGGCGCAATGGAGCAACGAGCGCGAATTGCTGGAGAAGCAAGCGTCGCTTACCGATGTCCGGACCGAGCGGCGCGCGATCGAGCAAAAAATCCTCGACGAGCAGTACAAGCAGCTCCGAGCCGAGCTTGAATGGACCGCCCAGTACAGCAAGGATGACGGTGCGCGGGTCGCTGCCAAGGATCGGCTGGCGAAGCTCCCCGAACTCAAGGCGCTCGATCAGCAGCGGCTGAATCGCGACACTGAGAGCCCCCTGGAACGCTATCGGCGCGAAGTTCAGGGCGTGGGCAACAACATCAACGATGAGTTGGAAGGCGTCGCCGTAAATGGGCTGGAAAAGCTCAGCGACGGTCTCGGTGATGTGATCATGAACGCGAAATCCCTGGGCGACGTCTTCAAGGACGTGGCCAAGCAAATCATTGCTCAGCTGGTTCAGATCGCCGTTCAACAGGTGCTGATCAAGCCGTTGCTGGAGGCGCTCGGCGGAAGCGGAGGCGGTGGCGGGCTATCGATCGGTGGCGGCAGTGGCGGCGGTGGCCTTGGCGGCCTCTTTTCCTCTCTCGGTAACCTCTTCGCCGGCATGTTTGCCGATGGCGGCCTCATTCCCAACGGCAGCTTCGGTATCGTCGGTGAGGCAGGGCCGGAGCCGATCTTCGCCACGTCGGGCGGGATCGGTGTGCTGCCCAATTCCGCGCTACGCGCGGCCGGAGGGAGCGAAAAAAGCGGTCCCAGTTACCTCCATGTCAGTGTCTCCGGCGCGCGCGGCAACGCCGAGATCGAGGCGATGGTCACGTCTGGCGTGCGCCAGGGCCTGGCAAGCTACGACAGCGTCGTCGGTGACCGTGTCAAAGACCATATTGCGAGGCGCCGATGAGCCATATCGACTGGCCCGCAGTGCTGGAGGCGACCAATGTGCAGGTTCGCCCGCCGCGCAAAACCTATGGGCTGAGCAAGAGCTTGTCCGAGTTCGCCCAATCGGTGCCGGCCATCCGGCCGCCGTTCGGGCTCACCCTGGAATTCGAAGGCCTGCACGGCGACGAAGTGCTTGCGTATCGTGCGCTGCTCGGCGCGCTGGAAGGCCGGGCGAACACGGTCCGCGTGCCCCTGTTCGACCTGTGGTTCGCAGCGAACGACGCTGCGTTAAGTGCTGGCGGGTCGCCGCATTCGGACGGCACCGAATTTTCCGACGGCGCGCTCTATCTGGTCAACGACCTGTCGGGCGTGCTGGTGACCGGCACCCAGGGCGGCCGCACGATCACCGCCGACTTCGGCGGATACGGCCAGCTGCTCCAGGGCGGACTCTATTTCGGGCTGGCTGACCACCTCTATCTCGCAATCGGGGTCACCTGGGAGGGAACGGTCGCGACGATCCGATTCAGCCCCAGCCTGCGCACAGACTATGCGGGCGAGCCGCTCAAGCTCCGGCCAACGATGATTGCGCGCCTGCTCGACGATGACACCGGCCAGCTGATGCTCCAGCGAGGTCGGTTCGGCAGTCCCACGCTCGAATTTGAGGAGGCGTTTGATGAGCCTCTTTCCTGAGACGATCGCGGCCAGCTTGGCCGGGACTAAAGTCGAGGCCGCCTATCTCATACATTTCGACTTCACGACACAGCCCATGCGCTTGTGGCGCGGCAACGGCCTTTTGAAGACGAAGGACAACGCGACCTGGTCGGCGATCGGCCAGCTCGGCAGCGTGACCGGTATCGAGCAGGCTGTGAACGGTGAAGCTCCAGTCGCGACCTTCACCCTGTCCGGGGTCGATCAGAGAATCGTGCGGTTGGCGCGGGACGAGTTCAAACCGGAGGTCGATGGACGACTGGCGACCGTGCTGGTCCAATTCTTCGGCGAGCCTGACGACACGGACCCGGACAATCAGCGTCCGCTGGATTTTCCCTTTCCGATGTGGGCTGGCCGCTGCCTGACGCCGACCTTCACCATAGAGCAGGGCGGCGAGCATTCGGTCTCGATCGCGGCGGAATCGGTGTTCGCGCTGCGCTCCCGGCCGAACTACGCGATGTATACCGACCGGGACCAGCAACACCGCTTTGCCGGTGATCGCGGCTTCGAATTCACCGGCACCCTGGTCAACAAGGTGGTGACATGGCCGGACTATTGAACGCGGCCGCCAATGAGCATCCCGTTGATGCCGTCGCGGGCGTCCTGCGTCGCTGGGCATCCGAGCCGTTCGACTGGGCGACGGACAATTGCGGCCTGGCGGTGCTTGCCTATGTCGAGCGGGCGCGCGGCCTCGTATTCACCCCGCCGCTGATCTTCACGGGGAAGGTGGACGCGCTGCGCTTTATCCTCGCGTCGGGCGGTCTGGAGACAGTGTGCGCGACCGTGTTTGGGCAACTCGGCTGTCCGGCGACGGACGCGCCACGGCGCGGCGATGTCGGCTTGGTCGATCTGGCGGCCGGCCCGACCGTTGCGATCTGCGTCGGCCACGTCGATGCGATCGTAGGAGGTCAGGTTCTTGAGCACCGCTCGCTTTGGGCGGCGAAGGGCGATTACGAGGTCGTGATCGTACCCGCGCGTCCCATAGCCGCGTGGTCAGTGATCCCGAGCGTGCCATGCCCCAAGCCATAGGAGCGGCCATCTCCCTTCTGGTGGGGCCGTTCGGCCTGGGCGGCGGCGCGCTGCTCAACGCGATCGGCATTCCGGTTTCCACCGGGATTATCGGGAACCTGCTTGGCATCGGGCCGAAGGGTCCGCGACCGAGCGACGGACAGCAGAACGTCAATGAGGCGATCGGCTCGCGGTGGCGCCGGTACGGGATCGTGCATAGCGGCGGCCAGCGCACCTTCCTGGAGAGTTCGAACGGCAGACTTGGCATCGTCGTGACGTTGGGAACGGGCGAGGACAGCGAGATCCTGGAACACCGCATCAACAACAAGACGGTGAGCTTGTCCGGAAACGGCACTGTCCAAGGGTCGAGCTATCACGGCGCGATCCATGTCTACACGCGAAACGGCGCGGCGGATCAGTCGGCGATTGGCCAGATTACTGCGCGGTTCCCGCAATGGACTTCGGCGCACCGTCAACGCGGCTGCGCCCATGCCGGAATCATATGTGACCCTGTGAAGGCCGAGCATTTCACCGAAGCCTTCAATGGCCAGATGCCGGTTTACAGCCAGGTGCGGAAAGCCGCGAAGCTTTATGATCCCCGCAGGGATTCGACTGCGGTCATCTTTGATGACGGCGCCGGCTTCACGGTCAACGGCACCGGGCCGCACCGCTTGAGCAATCCTGCGACTTGGGAGTGGAGCGACAGCGCCCCGTTGGTGATCGCCGATTATTTCGCGCATCCTGACGGCTATGGCCGGGGCTATGGCAGCGTGAACTGGACGAACATCGCCCAGGAGGCCGCCCACGCCGCCGAAACCGTCCTGACCTATTCCGGCGAAACCATCGCGCGCTGGCGTCTCTGGGCGAGCTATTCGCTCGTATCGACGGAGCGCAAGACGGTGCTGACTGACATGCTGAAGGCCTGTGACGGCTTTTGCTGGCAGGATGCGAAAGGCCTCTTCAACCTGATGGTCGGGCGGTTCGAGGAACCAACCGTCGTGCTGACCGACGATCATATCCTGTCCCTGACGGCGACGTTGGGTCCGGAGGCACAGCAGCGGCTGAACGCGATGAAGGTGCTCTATACCGAGCCGGCGCTAGGCTATCGCGAGCAGGAAAGCGCGACGATCTCCGACCCGAATTCGCCGGTCGATCCGAACGCCGACCCCGACGCGCTGGAAGCCTTCTACGCCCCCCACCACAATCAGGCGGTCCGGCTCGGCAAGTTGTCGTTCGCACGCATGGGCGACCGATGGCACATCACGGTGCTGACAAACCTTTACGGGCTCAACATGATCGGCGAGCGTTTCTGCCGCCTTGTGTCGGCGCAGCTGGGCGTGACCGGCTACTTCATGGTCGGCGGCCTGCGCATAAACTTCGCGGACATGACGGTCGAGGCAACGCTCAACGAAGTGAAGCCTGAGGACTGGGAGTTCGATGCGGCGACCGACGAAGGTGTCCCGCCGACCGCGCCGGGCGATTCGCCGCCGCCGCCGCCGCTTGCCGCGCCGACCGGCCTTTCGCTCAGCGCGGTTCAGATCGCCCTGGGCGGGGCCAGCGGCGTGGCGATCGCAGCGAGCTGGGACGATCCCGACCGACCGGATTTCTCCTGGGAGGCGAGCTATCGACCCAGCGCGGGCGGCGACTGGGTGCCGATGCTGGTGGACAATGATTCCCGGACGGCCCGGAGCGGCCCGGTGGACAGCGGCACTCTCTTCACCGTGCGGGTGCGAGCCTTGACGATTACCGGCCGCGCGGGCGCCTATGCCACCAATACGATAACGCCAACCGCCAACGCCGCCACGCTGGGCGCACCTAGCTTGCTGAGCGCGACGGGCGGTGTCGGCAAGGCGGATGTGAGCTTCCGCATGCCGACGAGCCCGCAGCTTGCCTATGCGCGGCTCTATCATTCCTCGACCAATGTTTTCGGGACGGCGACGCAGCTCGGCGGAAACATCGTCGGCGGCTTGGGGCAACTCATGCCAGTGACCGACACCGGCCTCTCTTCCGGGGCGCAATATTATTGGGCGCGGGCCTTTGATGGCTCGGGCGGTCAGTCGGCGCTGACCGGACCCGTCATGGCGACGATCAGTTGAAGAGGAAGGAGTGAAATGGGCAGAATCACGCAGCTGATTCAGCGGGCTTATCGAGATTTCTCGACCGATGGCGTGGCGTCCAGCGGCCTGCATGAACCGGTCAAGTCGGACATACGGGCGATCGGCCGGGAGATCGACAGCGCGATTACGGAGCTGGCGGCGGCCTTCGTCGCCGATAATGCCGTAGTCGTCACCGCGCTTAGATCGACACTCGACACCAATCTGACGCCGGCAGCCCCGGCGCTGGGCATCGTCTGGAACGATGGTATCCGCAACGGGATCTATATCAAGGTCGGCGGCACGGGCACTGGACGATGGGACCCGACCGGCTTGATGTTGAGCGGCGCGACCGGCGCCGATGGCTTGAGCTTCTACGAAGTCGCGATCCAGACCGGCTATGTGCCCGTTGGTACGACGGAGGAAACCTTCGTCAATGCGGTCGCGCTGGCGGTATCGGCTCTGGCGGCCGCGAATTTGGCGCCCATCATTACTAATATTGCGAACGTAAACGCGGTCGGCGCAGCGATCGAGAACATCAATACTCTTGTCCCGGCGCTTACCAGTGTGGCGACGGCCGTGGCTAATCTCCCCGCCATTCAGGTCCTGGGCGGAATTACCGCCTCGTTCCTGCGCTCCGCGCAGCGCATCGCGCCTTCGACAGTCCTCACCGAGGCAAAAGGACAGACCAACGACACGAGCACCGGAGCGATTGGCGGTATCTGGATCATGTTTGATGCTGCGGCGGCAGCGACAGTCGAAGGTTATCTCACCTCGTTTTCCGTCAAGCACAACACAGCCTTGGCCGGCCGCACGGTCGAAGCCTATATCATGCGCGATCTGGGCGGCGGCGATTACAAGGTCACTTGGGCATCGGGCCTCAAAGCGGCGGCTGCAACCGGCATCACGACCATCGCTATCCCGTTGACTGATGGCGGAGTCATGGCGGTTGGCGATGTGATTGCCATTTGGGACAGCGCATCGACGAATGCGAACGGGCCTGCCTATTTCGCGGTGCCAGCGGGAACTATCTCTACCAAGACTTCGAGCGTCGGTCCCGGTGCCGCGCGCCTCACTGTCGGGTTGAACTATGGTGCAACCGGATACGCATCACAGACCAATCTCCGACCGCAGATCGCCTTCACCACTACCACCACTTCGTTGATCGTTACGCGCGACTGGTATGGTGCGGCGTTCGGCGTTCCGGCGCTGGAGTCGGACGCCCGAATCAAGGGCGCGCACCTTCCGCTCTATGCGGGCAAGAAAATCTCTGTCGGCGATCTCGCGATCACACAGGAATCTGGATCACGCGTTTTCCGGGTCAACAAATTCGACAAGACCGACAATTACGGCTCGCTCAAGCCCGCAAGCACTTTTGCCTTCGGCAACACTACAAACTTCGCCGCTGCGACCTATAACGGCGCGGCCCCAGGATTTACGCGGGGCGGCCGCTTGGTCGAAATTTCGCTGGGTGCGGGGGCCGCCATTCCGGCTGGCACGCCAACGCTTCAGCTTGCGGTCTATCGACCGCGCACTGTTCCACCGGCAGGGCTGTCGAGCGCCGCGATCACCTATGATCCGGTCGCCAACCTTGGCGAGTGGCCACTGACGGCCCTTGCCGGCACCACCACGACCGAACCGCTGGTTTTCAAAGATCTGGATGCGACGGTGCAAGCGGGTGATATGCTATTTGTCCGTGGACCTGCGGGGTTTGGCTTTCCGTACGGGACGAACACGGGCGGGGGGCATGAATATGACGATGCTTACTTCGTCTCCGTCGCGCCCGTTGATCTTACCACGGCGGCGTTCGACAGATCCTTCTCCGCGGCGAGCAGTGGCGCTCACTTCCGGTTGATCTACAGCGTTCGCATCGTCGATGGCCCGCAGAACAGCGCCTATGATGGGCCTAACTCGCGCCCGCGCACGGACTCCCTGGGCAATCTCCCGAGCAGCGTCGCACGCGCCCCCGATCTGCCGCTGAAGAACAAGAAGATTGCGCTTACCGGGTCGAGTATTTCCACGGCGTCCGGCGGCGGCAATGCCGCCGATGTGGGCCACCTTCAGCAAGCGATGGCCGATCTCCAGTGCACCTATGACAATCTGGCGATCGGCGGCTCGGTCGTTCAATGGAAAACGTCCGGTCCCACGGGGCTTTCAGTTGAAAATCAGACCATCGGGGCCACCGCCGCAGAGCTGACTGACCGCTTCGGCGCGGGTGCGGCGCAATGGAGCTTCGAGAACCGGCTGATCGGCAAAGGCTATGACGGCGTCGTCATGCACGATGCCATCAATGATACGAACGTCGGCGGCGCTTTTGTGGTTGGGGCTTGGGGAGACGTTGCGCCCGACAGCTTTTACGGCGTGATGACCCGCATGATCGATGCGCTGATGACGGATAATCCGGACATGCTGATCTGGATGCAGACGCCGTTCCACCAGTGGGCAAATTATCCGGCAGCTGGTGTCTTTCCGACCCAACAGACCAACCGCTTGCTCTATCGTGACGCCTGCTTCGACATCGCGCTTAAGCTGGGGCTGCGCGATCCGATCGATTACATCGGGCGAGTCCAGTGCAACCGTACTGTGGTCAAGAACGGGTTCGGGCTGGGTGACATGATCCACCCGCACACGAAAATGAAGAACAGCGCTCGCCGCGTTATCTACGAGGCGATGAACCGTGGTTGA